CGAACGAAGAAGAAATCGCTGCTGAAACTGTAGTTGAGGAAGCTGTGGCTGAAGAGCCAGCTGCTGACGAAGCTGTTGAAGAAGCAACCCCAACAGAAGCTGTAGAGCTTTCTGTTGAAACCGAAGAAACCACCGTGGTTTCGGAGGAGGTCGTTGAGACCGAAGCTGAAGTTGAGACAGAGTTCTCGGCAGAAGCAGAAACAATTGAAACCGATAACGCTCTAGTAGTAGAGCAGGAAGAGCAGGCCCCCGTGACCGCCGCAGCAGAACAGCCTTTCGAGGCCCCAGCTGACCGTCAGCCTGTACTCCAGGTTTCGGAGCCAGCTAAGGTAGCAATTACCGCTGGTGCCGACATTCCTGGCTACACCGCTGGCAGCACCATCAATGACATGTACGAAGTAGCTTCGGCTATGGAAAAGCGTATCCACTCGCTTCGTCGTGTTAACGGTGGAGATGGAGAGCAGCACATCGTTGCTTCCCTAACCACTCAGTACCCAGAGGAGCGCACCCTCGGAACCAACCCAGAAGAGAACCAGGCTAAGATTGATGCCGTTGTAGGCCAGGAAGCACTTGTTGCTTCTGGTGGTCACGCTGCACCATTCGAGGTTAAGTACGACATCTACGGTATTGGTTCGACTACTGTCCGCCCACTTCGCGACTCGCTTCCGAAGTTCCAGGCTGACCGTGGTGGTGTACGCTTCGTAACCCCACCTAGCTTTGCAGCTGGTACCTACGACAACGCTGTTAGCGTATGGACCTCAGCAAACGACTCAGCTGAAACTCCTAGCCCAGCAGCTAAGAGCTCGTTGACCGTTACTGCCGCTGCCGAGCAGACCGCTCAGACTGACGCTGTAACCTTGCAGCTACAGTTCGGTAACCTAATGACCCGTGCCTACCCAGAGCTAATCTCTCGTCACAACGAGCTAGCTCTAGTTCAGCACGCTCGTGAGGCTGAAGAGTACCTAGTAAGCAAGATCAACTCAGGTTCGACTGCTGTTACAACCACCAACCTAATCGGTTTTGGTCGTGACTTCCTAGTTCAGATCCGCCGCGCTGCAGTTGCTTACCGTAGCCGTCACCGCATCGACCCAAGCACTCAGCTACAGGCTGTAATTCCTTTCTGGGTGTACGATGCTATGGCTGCTGACCTAACCCTATCGATGCCTGGTGACGGAACCCTTTCGGTTGCTAAGTCAGAAATCGACGGTTACCTATCGCACAGCAACGTTACCATCACCCCTGTTATGGACAACACAAACAGCACTTCGCCTTCTTCGGTCTTTGGATCGCAGTCGGCTGCAGCTCTGCTTGAGTTCCCAGACAGCTTCAAGTGGTTCCTATTCGCTGAGGGTACATTCTTGTTCCTCGACGGTGGTACTCTTGACCTAGGTATCATCCGCGACAGCACACTAGTCGGTACAAACGACTACAAGATGTTCATCGAAACCTTCGAAGGTATCGCAAAGGTAGGTATCGAGTCTCTCGCTATCACCTCGACCATCTCGATCAACGGTGTTGCTGCTGCACTACGCGACACCACAGGCAACACTGCTGCCGCTACTATCGAGCTCTAAGCCTTAGTAGAAATAGCAGTATCGTTGAGGGGGGCCCGGAAACGGGTCCCCCAATACGAAATCAAATAGACTTTTAAACTTTAAGGATCAGAAGTGGCTCTTCCAAAGAACGGTGTTATCGAAGCACCGAAGATTGTGCCTTCGGCATTTGGCCTACTCGCTGTAGTTGACACAACTACAGCTGAAGAAAATCGTTGGATCCGTGGTTTCTCTCAGGAATGGGAAACAGACCTATACGCTCTCTACAACGTAGATGACACCGATGGTACCGAGATCCAGCTTGCTGGTGCAGGTAACGTAAACTACTACGACGAAATCAAACCTTTCTTTGTTGAGGTCCAAGAAGACCGTTCAACTTTTGCTTTTCTAGGTCTTGACCGCCTAGAGCGAATCAAGCGTCAGTGTGACGCTGCCACCCAGCGCGCTGTTGAAGAAGAGCTTTGGGATGGAGCCATTCGCATTGGCGAGTCTCACGGAAACCGCGCACTAGTTTCTTCGGGCGTGTCAGTATTGGATGGTACTGGACTTTCAGCAAAGCGTGCTTTGGCTATCCTTGAGCACGGAATTGCATCTGCTTCTCACGCAGGCGAGCAAGGCATTATCCACGCTACCCGCGACATTGTTGCACTACTTTCAAGCAACTCAAACATGCTTTTCCACGAGAAGGAAAAAGACCACCTACAGACCATGGGCGGCACTCCTGTTGTCGTAGGCTCTGGTTATACTGGAAACGGTCCTCGCATTGATGCTGCCACTGCAACCATCTCGAGCAGCACAACACTAACCATTAACACCTCTGCTGCTCACTACCTTCTAGCTGGAGACACAGTTACGTACTCAGTTGTTGGTGCAAATATCAACCAAACCGGTACCGGCACTGTTGCCACTAAGGTCGACGCTGACACAATTACAATCACGATTTCAAGTACCACTAACCGTACTCAAGAAGCGGTTACTGGCTACGTGCAGATGGTAGGAACCAACTCTGCAAAATGGATTTACGCTACTGGCACCGTCCGAGTATTCCTCGGTGATGTCGATATCGTAAACGACAGTCTAAGCCAAGCTTACGACGTGTCGGGTAACGCGAATGACATGCGTGTTAAAGCAATCCGCCCTGCTGCGGCTTTCTTTGACACATCCATCCACCTAGCTGTTCGGGTCGACCTAACAGCCTAACCTAAGGAGAATAGCTTTATGGCTACTCAAGAATATGCAGCCAGCATTCAGGGTGTGTCGATCCGCGTCACTCGTCTGAACGCCGACGGCTCACTAAGCACAACTGCAGGCGACAGTTACGTAACTTCCGCCTTCATGCGTGTATCTTTCACCCCAGAGTATGAAGAGGGCGACGAGATCACAGAAAAGAACGCTAACGGCGTTGTTTGTGTGACCTACAAGTCTCCAGACACTCTAAAGCGTATCACCATGGAACTTGCTATCTGTGAACCAGATGCAGAACTTAGCAACCTAATCTCGGGCGGTCTACTTCTTCGCAAGAACCTAGGCACCTACGCAAACCCAAACAACAAGTCAATCGGTTGGGCCGCTCCAGGCGTTGGCGATGACCCTGCTGGTTTCGGTGTTGCTATCGAAGCTTGGTCACACGCTATCAAGGACGGTAAGAAGAGCTCGACTCTTCCTTACTTCCACTGGGTATTCCCATACGCTAAGCTCCGCCAGTCGGGCGACCGCGTAATCGAAAACGGTATGCTTGCAACTACATTCGAAGGCTACGGCCTTGGAAACGTTGAGTTCGGTTCGGGTCCTGACGGCCGCTGGGAGTTCCCAGTTGCTTCAGAGCGTCCTTACTCTTACGCACGTACCACTTGGGCTCCAGTTGGTCTAAACGGTTTCTACACTTGGACCGATGGCTCAGCTACCGACGAGTTCGTTGTCACCAACATTGCTCTTACCAGCAACGTTGCCACCCTTACCTACACCGGTTCGGCTAACGCCATCTCCGTTGGTGACCAGATTCTGGTTTCGGGTATCGATGAGACATTCAACACCGTTGGTGCTAGCTACGTAACTGTGTCGGCTCGTACAAGCAACACCCTCAGCTACGCTAAGGTTGCTAATGCTGTTAGCTCGACTGCTGCTCCTACTGGTGCTGCAGTTACAGTTATCAACCCGATTGCTGCTGAAGCCCCTGCCTACACCGCAGTCACTGACTTCAGTGCTCAGGGCTCTGGTACGGCATACAACGTTCCTGGTAACGTCAACTTCAACGCTGACAACACCGTGGACCGTATTATCGCTTCTAACGAAGACCCAACTGCTTAATAGCAGAAACTGATGAAGGCGGCGTGCCTTGGTGTGCGAGACATGCCAGCACGCCGCCAGATTCATATCTAGGAAGAAAGACTTATGGGAACTGCACTATGGATCCAGCCGAGTGAGCTGGGTAGTTATGCAAACACTGAGTTCGCTCAGGAGGCTTGCGAGACTGCGTCATTCCTACTCTGGGCAATGTCTGGTCGTAAGTATACTGGCGAAGTCACTGTAACTGAGCGTTACGTCTGTGCTAAGCGCGCTTACCGCATGGGGCCTTCTTCCAAAAACTACTATGGCGTTCTTATTGCCGGTGAAGTTTACAATATCCCGATTACCGACTTCCAGGAATACGCTGAGTTGGTTTCGGATGGCCTCTCTCCCGAGTCCCGCATTAGATTGCGCGGTCGTCCTGTAACTAAGATCCACACTGTACGCACCCGTGACGGCCGTATTCTTGATCCAAGCAGCTACTATCTAGTAGACCACTCCACTCTTCAGGCTGCCGCCGGAGTTCCTTGGACTCCTTGTAACGTTGAGATCACCTACACCTACGGCTCTACTATCCCTGCTTCTGGCAAGATGGCTGCTCGTACTCTTGCTATGGAGTTTGCAAAGCTTTGGGCTGGAGACGAAGATTGTGCCCTGCCCCAGCGCGTAACATCCATTTCTCGCCAGGGCGTATCCTACACACTTCTAGACTCCCAGGACTTCATTGACGACGTCCGCACCGGACTCTACGCAGTTGACCTTTTCCTAAAGACCGTAAACCCAGACAAGGCTCGCGCTAAGTCTCGTGTCTTCTCGCCTGACGTTCCTCGCGCTCGCCGCTACACCCCGAAGAGTTTGGCTCTAGCAGCTAACGCAAACTTTGACATAAGTGTTGTCAAAACTACGGCTGCTTCGTGGACCTCGGTTGGCAAAGTTGGGGCCGACGTTTCCATCTTCTTCGATGAGGCCGGTTGGACTCCACTTCTAACTATTAGAAACAACTCTGGAAATAAGGCTTTAGATATTGACTCTAGCTACGTAACAACTAACGTCGCTGCAGAGTCTGTGTCTTTCAGCGTCACATACGATGACGCTTACAAAACACTGGGAATGGTTGACCCAGGCACATGGACCCTATACGCGACAAAGACCGTTGGTGGTATTGAGACCGTATCGGAGCTTGAAACTGGTAACCTCCAGATCAAGTTGTACAACTAGGAAAGATAGGTAAGTAATGTCAGGAATTCAGACAAACTTCCGTGCAGAAGACATGCTTGGTGGTGCAAAGCAGGAGGTTGTAGCCCCTAAGAAGGTTGCTGCTCCGAAGGTTGCCCCTAAGAAGGTCGAAGCTGTAGTAGAGGCTCCTGTAGTAGAAGAGGTCGTTGTACCTGTTGCTGCTGAAGAGCCAGCTGCTGAAGAAGCCGGAGAATAACCAAAATGGCGATGGCAGTGGATATTAGTGACATCCATGAGGATGCTCTCAATCTGAGAGATATGATGAACGGAATACTTGAAAAGGTATGCTCCGTTTTTCAGTCATATAATATTCCACTGCCTAATCGTCGTTACTGGACAATGGGGACCCCTGTTGTCGACTGTGATCAGGTCGTGGTCTCCCTAAACTCCCTATACCTAGGCGCTCCAGGCTCTCCAGTAAGTGAGCCTATGCGTTGTAACATGCCTAGAACCGCAACTGTTACTATCAGTATTGCTCGCGGTGTCCCTGTTGTTGGCGTTAACGGACGTCCGCCATCAGCAGAAAAAATTGAAGAAGCTTCTTACATCTCGTCCATCGACGCCTGGGTTCTAATGATGTCCCTAAACTTATTTGACCAGTGGGACGATGGAAGCTACGGACTTGGTGTTATTGCCAACGTTGACGTACTTGAGCCCGAGGGCGGATTTCAGATTGTCAGCATGGAGCTTACGCTGGCGGTGCCATAGTGGCTAAGGTGAGAATGCAGATCAATACGAGAGTATTGGATCGAGTACTAAACAACCCTAAAGGTGAGCTGGGCGTAGAGCTATACAAAAGAGCTAAACGTATGGCTCGCCACGCAAAGAATCAAGCTCCGATTGGGAGCGGTCCAACGGCCGGAAGACTTAAAAGGTCTATCAAGGTCTATCGTCACGAACGCTACACTAAGGGCCAGACTATACGAATAGGTACATCTGTCTCGTATGCGCCTTATGTCCACGAGGGCACTAGACCCCACTTAATCTTGCCTAAGAATCCCGCTGGTGCTTTGAAGTTCGTGCCGAAGGGCGGAACCATGGTTATTGTTACCAAACGAGTCAAACATCCTGGATCTCGTCCGAATCGCTTCCTCACGGATAATGTAAAATATATATATCTGCCTGGATAGTCCGGGTTGATTGTCTATTAGGAAGAAAATACAAAGATGGCTAGATTCAAAGATTTCGGCTCGGGCGATAGCGCCAATGCTGAACCAATCGTATTCAAACTTTATGGTGAAGAGTTCACCTGTATCCCGTCGATCCAGGGCAAGGTTTTGCTAGAGATCGTTTCGGACTCAGCGTCGGATGACGTTGTAAAGTCTAGTGCAGTAACTCTGCGCTTTTTCCGCAGTGTCCTTAACCACGACAGCATGGTTCGTTTCGACGCATTGCTAGACAGCAAGGAAACTGTTGTATCTCTTGAAACACTGACTGATATCTCAGCTTGGTTGATCGAGGAGTACACAAGCCGCCCGGAAGCGCAGCCAGAGGCCTCCTAGACTGGGGGATGCACCTCTGGCCATATGTTAATGGCAAAGGATTAGCGCATGGATTACGTCTGGCAGAGATGGATGCATCAGACATGCTAGACGTAATTCACTACTTCTTTGAGGACGACTATCGATACTCTACTAATGAAGAGTCCATCTACAAAGATGAGTTCAGAAAGAGTTTCTATAGCCGAGTATACAACTACACATACAGGTACGCCTCTGAGGAGAGAGAATCATCTCAATCCTATAGGGACTTTGATGCAGAGTTGGACAGCTCTACGGACGAGCCGGAAGAAATAATTCAACCGTTTAGTCCTAGGGAGCAAAAGGCTACTAAAGCCTTTGTTGAAGCTACCCCGATCGTCGGGGACGAGATTAAGCCTTTTGGCTCAATCTTAGATGGACCGATTGGTTAGGAGGTGAGTACAAAGTATGGCCGACCTTAGAAATCAACTTGCCGAAATTTACGTAAAAGTTGTTGCTGACACGAAAGAGTCCGAAAAACGGGCTAGAGCTATAGCCAAAACTGAAAAAGAAACCGCTGAGGCGCAGCGTAAGCGCGCTGAGAGCGCTAAAAAAGTTCAAGAAGAAGTCGCCAGAAGCGGCGATAAAATATCTAAAAAGCAGCTAAAAGACATTTTAAAGCGGGCTGGTATTGAAGAAGTCTTCAATGCAGAGCAAATTAAAATGATGGAAGATATGGCTAAGCGCAAAGAAAAAGATGCGAAATTTAGCGAAAAAGTAGCCGACAGACGTAAGCGTAAGCATGAGCTAGTCGAAGCCCAT